AGTAATTATAAAAGATTTACTAAATCACAAGGATAATACAGAATTGCAAAAAATATTTATATTTCCACAAATGATTGATTATTCTAGAGAATGTATTGTTATGACTTACGAAGATTCGCAACCAATAACATTAAACTATCGCAACGAAATAGACAAATTTGTCCTTTTTAAAACGTGTATGTGTGTAATTTTTTTTCAAGTGGCGTGCGTTCAAAAAGGGTTTATACACGCCGACATGCATTATGGAAATTTTGGCGTACGTAATTCATCGTCTTATGAAAACATGAAAATAGTTGTTTATGATTTTGGGTTTATGGTTGACGTTCGCAATATTTCACAAGAAGTAAGAAATAATATATCACTGGCCCTGGCATTCAACGATTCCCTTGGAATAGCCTCTTTGATTCTTGAAAAAAACGAGGATTATGCTAATCATATGGCAGAGTTGAAAAAAAGATTTGCGTTGAAAAAATTTGAAAAAGATTTGGAGCGTTTAGGTATTTACGCTTCATTGCATTCTTCAATCAAACTTGACAAAAATATTATTTTAATATTGGCATCTTGCGAAAAATGCAAAGCATTTCATAATATAGCGCTTGAATTGGTAAATACGCCAAATATGGGAGCAATTAATACTATGCCGTTGCGAGCTAAAGATAAAATAGAAATGATGGAAATTTTTACAACTTATTTGGCGCACAACGAATTTATATCATTAAAAGAATTAGTGTGTACATAGTTTTTATATAAAATTGAAATTTATGTTTTATTTATGTTTTATTTATGGTTTTATATTTTTTATATTTGGATATATATAATGGCAGACCAAGAAGACAGACCACCTTTTCTTCCTGAACAAAACTATGAAACTGATATGTCTACTTATGATTTTATCTATTTTGTTCAAGATTATACTCCATTTTTACAAGACTATTTACATTACATGCATGAAACTTACATTGAATACGCTGAAATTGGGTATTATAACTCTTTTATAGATATATGCAATGAAATAAATACGAACCATGGAGATGATGGTACATTTGAGCAATATCGCGCTACGCTTGAACCGTTTATGGAATGGATGACAGAGGAGTGTGGTCAAATGAATGCTTACCACGAACAGAATATGCGTAACGACCAGCAACCTGCTGCACTAGAAGTCGGTCCAACCGGCGTTGCAAGTAGAACGCGTTCAAAGAATCCAGCTAGTGCCTTTGAAATACCTCCAGCTAAAAAAGGAACAAATATGATAAGCCTAGAACCAACAAAACAAGATGCAGTGAGAATACAGTTGAGCGATGGAAAAGAATATACGCACGACGAAATTAAAGATATGTGGCGATTCAGCAAGGAACAAACACCATTTCGTCATCCTTATACTGAAGAAGATAAACGAAAAATAACAGAGTTGTTAGAGTTTGCAAAAGGTGGTAAAAAAACGAGAAAAAATAAAAGAAAATTCAAAAAGACAAGAAAGGTTAGAAAAAACAAATCAAAAAAGGCTAGAAAAAATAAAAGAAGTAAAACTAGACGATGAATGTATTTATTATAATTTTGGTCTAGAATGGCCGATTATACTCAGCAAATTGATAAACAGCCATGGGATTTTGCTTATCTTTTGCATCTTCAATGCAATAAATAAACTCCTTAATCTTATCAACCCAATCATTTACGATTGATGCGTTTTGATAAATGTCAACGTTTCCGTCCAACCTGAGGATTGGTGAATCAGACATAACAGACATCATGTAGTCGTGGTAATTTCCGCAATTTTGCAAATACTCCAAAGGAATGCAACCCTCCCCCTCTCTAGAGCGCTTCATAATTCTTTGATGACAAATCTCAGGAAGAGTATTCACATAAATCAATCCAGCAATGGGGAATTCTTGTGCAAACGTGTCAAACCATTTTCGGTAAATCTGATAATTGACGTCTTCAATCTTTTTGTCATCAAACAACATCTGCGCAAACACGTGTTTGTCAGTGTCCAAGCTGCGCTCCGTGATGAAAATTTTTGCCTCAGGATTTTCCTTTACAGCTTGCTTAAACGTTGCAAGCCTGGAAATATAAGCCATCATTTGAAATGAAAACGAATATTTCTCTTGATCGCCATAAAATTTTTGCAACATAGTGCATCCATTGGCGTCTTGAATTGTTTCCCATTCGTCAACTGGTTCCTTTAGAAAGACGACCTTTTTGTTGTCTTTTAATGCTTCCTTTAAATTGGCTAGAAGCGTTGATTTTCCGGAACCGATGTTCCCCTCAATTGAAACAAAATTAGGTTGCATTGTTGCCGACATCTTTGCGTTATATATTGGATGCTTTTCTTTTTTAAGCTATTATTGCGATCAATTTTAAAATAAAATTGAAATGAAAATATAAAGTTATAATCGTATTAAATACTAATACACATAAGACATGGATCTAACTCAAAGAAAGCTTAACAGGTCAGAATGGGAATCCATTGAGGTTCCTGTGTCAGCGGAAGAAAAAGAAGTTTTGCAATTAATCATTAATGGAACGGCATTCGTTAATATAAAGTATAATAAAGCAATTTCACTGCTTTCATATTTGAAAGTTGAAAACAACAATGAAATGGAAGACTATCTATATAACAAGTATTTTGACGCAAGAATTAAAAAACTAAAAACAAAATGCCCAAAAGGCGGTCACACTTTGGAAGTTGGGGCAAACAGTAACCCAAGAATGAAGAAAGCTGATTTAATTCGGTTGGATAGAAACGACGTTTCAAGAATCCCAGAGGTTTATGAGACGTTGTTACTTGATGTTCTTGAAAAATTGATCACGTGCAAGGAGAAAGGTTCAAACGAATGGCTTTTTCATTATTTTACAATCTATAAATTAAATAGAAATACTATTACAAACGTTAATAAACACGTGAAGCAGTTGGTTGCAAATGTTCTAGCCAAATTTGAGGAGGAAATTAACATGACAACCATGATAGAAAATTCAGTGGAGTATATTGAAAGAAACGAGTTGTTGCTCAAGCACTCTGACATGATGTTGTATGAACATCAAAAAGAGATATTCACTGTAATGAAAAATCCTCATTTTGTAGAACGACTTGAAAAGTTCAGGGACGATAATAAAAAAGCCGCTGAAGACGATGATGACTCTTCTGATGATGATAAACCTGAGACGATTTTCAAAACTACTAGAGAAACCGAGATTCCTTCCATGGTACCAAAGCTAGTATTATATATTGCACCAACTGGAACAGGCAAGACATTGACACCAATTGGACTTTCTCAGCAATTTCGCGTTATCTTTGTGTGTGCGGCGCGACACGTTGGTTTGGCAATGGCTAGGTCGGCAATTTCAATGGGTAAAAAAATTGCATTCGCGTTTGGGTGTGCAAGTGCGGATGATATAAGGTTGCATTTCTTTGCGGCAAAAGAGTATAAAAAACACAGAAAATCTGGTGGAGTTGGAAAGGTGGATAACAGTGTTGGAGATAAAGTTGAGATTATGATTTGCGATGTGCGTTCGTATTTGTTTGCAATGTATTATATGCTTGCATTCAACCCAGCAGAAAACCTTGTTACTTGCTGGGACGAGCCAACAATTGCAATGGATCGCGAAGAACATGAACTTCATTCGTATATCAATAGGAACTGGAGGGAGAATTTGATTCCAAATATGGTTTTATCATCTGCTACTTTGCCAAAGCTGCACGAACTGCCAAATTCAACACAAAATTTTGCGGAGAAGTTTCCAGGCGCACAAATTCATAACATTGTTAGTCACGATTGCAAAAAATCTATTCCAATTATTAATAAGAGCGGTTATGTGGTGTTGCCTCATCTTTTGAGTCAAAATTACGAGACTATATTGGAGATTGCTAGGCATTGCGAACAAAATTTGACTCTGTTGAGGTATTTTGATTTGGACGAAGTTGTTAAATTTATTATCTTTGTGGAGAAAAACAATTTAGTCAGCTCAAATAGTGCAAAGATAGACAGGTCTTTTGCAACGTTGGATGACGTTACCATGCAAAATATCAAGTTGCATTATTTGAAGTTGATTGGTAAGATTAAAGCCGAAACTTGGATGGAGATTTACACATCGCTAACACTGGGAAGGCAGCGAAGAATTCCTCAGAACAATAGTATTGATGAGAAAGGCAACAAGCTTAAAAAGATTGCTAGCGTTGGACCTGGTGTTTATACCGCGCAACCAAATGCGGGAAAACCGCTTACAAAGATGATGAGCGAGCAAATTGTTAGCAGCGCGGCTGTTCCTGAAAAAGACCTCGGAAATAGTGCTATTTATGTTAGCACAAAGGATGCTTATACGCTTACAGATGGACCAACCATCTTTCTGGCGGAAGACGTTGAAAAGATTGCCAAGTTTTGTATTCAACAGGCGAACATTCCAGTTCAAGCAACGGAAGCAATTCTTGAAAAGATTGAATATAATAATCGCATAAATGAGAGAATTGACGAACTTGAAAAGAACCTGGAAACTTTGGAGGAGAAGAGTAAGACCAAGGTCTTGGAGGCAGATGGTGGTGGAAAATTTGGTGGAAAAAATTATTCCAAGAAGGATGATGGTAAGAAGAACAATGCTCCAAATGAAAACAATAAGGACATGAATAAAATTAATGAGGAGCTTGATAGGTTGAGAGCAATGATCAAAACAGCTGAATTGAATGAAACGTTTGTTCCAAATAAGGTTATGCATCTGAGAAAATGGACAGAATCGCAAAACACAAGCACATCGTTTACAAGCGAAATAGATGACCAAACGGTTATTGAAATTATGATGTTGAAGAAGGTTGCGGACAACTGGAAGATTTTGCTGCTAATGGGGATTGGTGTTTTCACAAATCATCCAGATATTACATACACAGAAATTATGAAGAAATTGGCGGACACTCAGAAGCTCTACATGATCATTGCATCAAGCGACTATATTTACGGAACAAACTATCAGTTCTGTCACGGATACTTGAGTAAAGACCTGGTTTTAACTCAAGAAAAAATGGTGCAAGCTCTTGGACGCATTGGACGAAACAATATCCAACAGACATATTCAGTGCGTTTGAGGGATGACGAACAAATTAACAAATTGTTCTACAAGGAACATGATAAGCCGGAGGTAAAAAATATGAATAAATTGTTTAGTTAGAAGAACGGGATAAAATAAAATAAAATAAAATAAAATAAAATAAAATAAAATAAAATAAAATAAAATAAATATTTAATGAGAGGTATTTTAAGTTTTTTTAAAGATAATTTAAGTTTTTTAAAAGATAATTTAAATACTTTTGTGAAACACAATTTTCAAGTTAATTGCGACGACAGTTTAGATTTATTTAGCAAACCAACAGAGGGAAAATTAATTATATGTACTCATTATTTTAATCAATTGGATCACGTGTATTTTGGAAAATTCTTAGAAAAAAATATTGACATTATCAATCCTAATGAAAAATTTTATTTTGTCATGTATAATATGTATAACAGTTTTAAATTTGGGAATCTGTTTGAAAAAATGTTACATTATTTTAAACCCGAAGTTGATTTGGAAAAACTGTACTATTATTTACACACAGGTTCATTTGACAACAACACTTGGTCAATTGTAGAAAAAAAAAATATATCAAAAAATAGAACGGAAAGAATAAAAGAAGCACTTATCAATAATAATAACGTTGTTATGTTTATCAATGGCACCAAATTAAGTAAAAAATTATTTTCAATAATAAAAGAGTTAAATCTTAAAGAGATGTATTTAGTTGAAATGAAACTACAATGTGAGGAAACCCATGCAGAATTAAGTAAATTAATGGAGCCTCCAAGAAACAGTGGAATTAAAAATATATTAAAAATGAACGACATTGTTACTTTTTTAAAAAATTCAAAAAACCGCAACGATGTAGTTA